AAGCACCGGTAATGATGTACTGCAACACACCGAAGGCGCGGCTTGCATCAGCCGTTGTAACAGCAGTTGAAGCGTAGTCCATAAAGCCGCGAGGCTGTGTCACGCCGTTGCCGTTGACGAACGCGGTGTTTTCGGTACGGGCCATCTTGTCAGCAACCTTGCCATTCAACCAGCCAGCAATGTCCAACTGTGCATCGTCAAGCATGTTCTGCGTGATACGCGGGTTGGCGTACTGTTCGTGAACGGGGATTTCAAACTTGCCGAGTTCCGGTGTGTCCGTTTCGGACCGGGCTGCGGTTTCACCCACCCAACCTGTCGTCGCTTCATCACGGTCAAGCGGGACTTCCCAACGGTCAGTGCCGATGGTCACTGTGGACGCAATAGAGCGCACAGGCGAAGTCTCGAAAATCTTGGTGATGATGTTGGTTGCCATCGTCGGCGGCACCAGATAGCCACCCTGCGGGTCGCCAGCAATAGACAACGCTTTTGTTTCGGCATCGTTCATGGCGTGCTTTTCAGACCGGCGCAGATAAGAACGAACAAACGACTTTTCGTAGTCGTTGAACTTGCCCATGTCCACCTGGTCTTCCAGCAGTTCGTCTACTGACTTATGCTGTGCCAAGGCCATAAACTTGTGCGCCTCGCCAAAATCAACGCCGTTGTCGTTGTCAGATGCACGCTTCAGCGCAGCTTCCAATTCGTCGGCACGTTTGATCTGTGCTTCAGCTTCGGCCTTGATGCCCTTCTGGGCTTCCATGATTTCGTCAAACTTAGTTGAGAAATCGTCGTTGGCGGTTTTCAGCTTTTCCTCGATCAGAGGGTCAACTGCGCCTTTTACAGCGGCATCAATGCGCTCTTGGTTGGTTTCCTTGTAACCTTCCCAGTCGCGCTTGAGGCCGTCAATTGCTTCTTTGAGTTCCATTTGGTCAACTCCGTTTATTTGAGTGCAGATCGTGCGCCGTCAATGGCGCGGATTAGTTCCTCATTGTCAACGTCACGTTGACCGAATGACTTAACACGGGAAATAAAGGCGTTTGCCTCTCGCTGCGAAAAGCCAGCATCGCGCAAGGCTTGGTTCGCTTCCCGTACCGTAGCAAGATTGGCAAAGTCTTTCGCTGACTTCACGCCTGCTATACGGGCTTCCTCATTCGCGGGACCGCTCACTGCGGACACCTCGAACAGTTCAACGTCTTTTAGAATACGAATATCGTTCTCGCCGTCAAGGTCGTACTTGCGGGTTCGGTATCCGATGGACAAGCCGGTAACAGCGCCGTCCTTCATAAGTTCGTAAACTTCACGGGCGCGTGATACACCCAGCGTCAGCTTGCCTTCTACCCACAAGCCTTGTTCGCGTTCTTCCATGATTGACCATTTGCCAATCGGTTCGCGGGGGTCGTGCATCCAGTACAGGCCGACATGTTCAATGGGGCGTTCCTTAAGCGTTTCGGTAAACGCGCCCTTTTCAACAATGTCGCCGTGCAGGTCTACATTACCAAAGATTGAACCGTACCCAGAGAATGTTCCCTGTTCGCCGGACGCCTTTAATTCCATTGGGATGTGTTTCGTTTCCATTTTCTACTCCGTCACATATGCCATCACGCACCGGCAATTGATGACTTCGCCTGCTGGGCCGGTAGGGTCGCCAGGGTGGGACAACATCGCCGAACCCACGACAAACGAACTGTCCACAGGAACTAACTGTCCATCTGCGGCGGCATGGCTTTGCCGTGTTCTGCTGTCCTCTACAGAAATCCATTCTTTCTGGACTTCCTCTAGCTCAAGTGCATCAACCGCTTCTAGGCTCGCTGCATTAGCGGCATTGTGCGTTTCAGTTCTGGCAATGACCCGCGCCCGCGTCCTGCCTACTACACCGCCTGTTCGTTTTTGTATTTCAGCGGCGGTCACTTCTTGCCCTTCGTTCATCGTTGCCAACAACGCGGCGGCGGCTTGACTGCGTGTGGTGTCGCTTATTCTCACGGCTTTTTCCACGCCTACTGTTGCAATCCACGTTTTCATGGCTTCCGAGAATACACTTTCAGCCGTCTTTTTGCTAGGGGCGAAGCGTTTTGCCCCATCGTCCAACACGCGGCCCCCAAACAAACGGAATGCGCCACGGTATTGAACTGTGAGAATGTTCAACACGTTTTCGCGGTGCTTTTCGATAACAGCATCAAAGTTGGTAAGGTCGTCGCTGATATAAACCCGCGCCAGTTCTTTTGAAACGCGGTTAAATTCCCGGCGCATTCTTGTAAAAATACGGCGCTCAAATGCGGCGCGTTGGCGTTCTTGAAACGCGGCTTCGCGCTTACGCGCTGCCTCTGTTCGCAGGTTGAACACTACTGCTCACCATATGCAATCCGATAGGCCATTACTTCGTCATCTACTGGCATCAGTTCGCCGCTGTCGGTAATGGGCAACAGCCCAGCTTGCACCAACAACACATCGCCGCCTTCTACCGGCTGCAGGTTGAGTTCTTCCCGTGCCTCGTTAATAGTCAGCGGGTTGTTGATTGCCTTGGTAACGCGCTCCCACTTGCGTTCTCGCAGGGGTGACAATGCTTCAACACCGTCTAGGTCTGGGTAAAGTTGAATGTCCTCATCGTAGAAGCCGCTGCACCAAACAGACAATTCACCCAGCATCATTTCAGCAATGGGGATGATCGTTTCCGTCCACAAGGCCAGCCGTGCTTCACGGTTGTTGGAATAGGTCTGTGCGTCAGGGATGCCCACAAGCTGACCTGGCACCCCGTACACCAACGCGATTTCCCCGGCACTCATGTGCTTGCCTTCCCGCCAGTCAAGGTCTTTAGGGTTCATGCCCATTTCCATATAGTCGAAGTTACCTTCCAGAACTAATGTGGTTGAACTGTCCACACCAGAAGCGCGGTCTGCCATTTGTTTCCGCAGCTTTTCCAACTGTTCGGGTGATAATTCTTCTTCGTCTTCGGTGATCTTGTGCGTCAGCAGGCCAGTCGTGGCGGCACCGTTCTTCAGCAGCTTGTAATTCCACTTGGATGCAGCGTTGTGATTGTCTATGCCATAAACAGCCGCTTCCATTGGCGACATCCCGTACCAATAGTCCAAGGGGTTGAACGTCTTGATCTGAAGAATGTCACTCTGCCCCGTTACCGGGTCGGCCTGCCATGTGTGTTTGTTCATGCCGTTAGACCACTGATACCCAGCAGGCAAACGGTATTTCCCTTTGAGCACTTTCATATATTGCGGTGAGTGCGTCCACAATTCCAATATACGGTTGTCCGTGCTGGTTACACGCTCGCAATAGCCGTTTCCTGAAATAAGCATTTCTGACAAGTACGCCTCGATGAAAGCTGCTTGGGACTGCACAGGGTTAGGCCGTTCAAGTGCATCAAGGATGTTGTGTTGTTCTGTTTCTTCACCGCCAACGCGGAGTTTGATTGGAACGCTGCTCACTGACCGCGCAATAAGCGAAACGCATTTATAGACAACCGGGTTGTAGCTGTAGCCTTCTTTGGCAAACTGCGCCGGGTTGCGTGTCATAAAGGCGGGGTCGCCAACGCCGACAAATTGGGAAACGCTTTCGCGCACTGCGGATTGCTTTCGCTGCCACGGCCACTTCATACCTGGGGCTTCCTTTTCGTTTTGACCATTAGGTGAACCCACAGCCACACAGCAGCGTCAAGCCTGTCGGGGGAATACCCTTCTTTCTTGGCGTCAAAGTCTTGTGTGAAATTCACCATCTGATCTTCCAACTTCGAGAAGGTGCCAACATGATGCACCTTGTTCTGTTCGTATAGCGCAGCTACCGGCTCCGCTCTAACAACTTTGCCCCTCGTTGCGCGAACTGACACGACTTTAACAGATTTGTCTACCGCATGGATAGTGCTTGCAACCATGTCGCCGCCTTGGTTGACTTCTGCCACGATGCAATCGGCTTCATGCTCGTAGTACGCCTGCACTGCTTTGGTGGCCCATTCGTTCGGTGAACCCTTGATCGTATAGTCCCCCAACAAGTAACCGTGACCGTCTGCGGCTTTGCCGCCAACAACAATGCCTGTTTCGTCTGAACCGTCATTAGCAGTAACGGCTGGGTCAACAGCCACGGCCACTCTCACAAGGTCTTCGGGTGCTTGGTCAACCCGCAGCATATCCAGTTGTTCGAGGTTCCACAGTGCGCCGGGGCGGTCTAAAAGCAGTTCGCCCATTAGCTCCTGGCGACCTAGTCGGGTGCCTTCATAGTCGGTGATAACATCTTCAAAGAATGACTTGGCGAGGTTGCTGGCGTTGTCGTAGGTCGTGCCGCTGGTAACGTGGGTGCGTTCACGCTTCATTAGGTCAATGAGCAGTTTCACCGGGCGCGGTGTTGTTGTTATCAGGGTGCGGGGGTTCTCACCAAGGCGCATACCGAACCGCAGGTTGGACCATGCCCTGTCTGGATATTTCCACTTTGCCAGTTCGTCACACCACGACACCTCGCCTTGTGCCCCGCGCAGGCTTTCGGGTTCTTCTGCGCTGAACAACGTAGCACGGCACCCATTAGGCCAAGTCAAACGCCGTTTGGATGGCTCATAGGTTGGCATATAGTCGGGGGGGCAAAGGTTGAGAAACCCGCTTTCGCCTTCGACCACGAAGTCGCGATTGTCAGAACTGGTGCTGGAGACAATGTTAATCCACTTTGGCGCACCTTCTGGTGCTGTTAGTGGGGTTGGCCCTTCTACAAGGCTTCGCACCCATTCTACGCCGCTGCGGTTCTTGCCGAACCCTCGGCCTGCGACCAATGCCCATATGGTCCAGTTCCCCTTTGGTGCAAATTGTGACGGCCTGCCGTTGAATTCCCAATCATATTGAAGGTCACTCAACTCGCTCTGGTTCGTCTCCATCCACACTTTCAGGTAATGGTCTAGCGTCGATTGCGGCTGACAAGCGAGTAATTCTATCAGCGACAAGTCTTGCGCCGGACGCTGCACTTTCCGCAGCCTGATCGGGTCCGCCGATTGCTCCATTTGCCTCCGGTCTAAAACCGTAGCCACGCCGCGCTCCTTTGTTGTTCAAGTAATATTTGGTAAAACCTTCGTGCCCGTCAGCGATGCCTTGAACCAAATTGTATTCGGCTTTATCCAGAACGATCTCAATGCCTTCTTCCACGGCATCCCTGCACATATCGTATTTCTCAATGTAATTATAGATTGTCTGACGCGAACAACCCAACGCCTTCGCTGCCACAGCCTTGATGCCGCCACAGTCAATCAGCACTTGGGCCACCTTTTCAGGCGCAAAATGGTCCTTGTGCGGGTTGTCACCCATCGCTAACTCCGTTGAACATCGCAGGCAACGATACGCGCCACCCTGCCTCTGTTGCCGCCTGCACACACAATCGGGCGTTCTGGTATGTGCTCCTTATTGGGTGCAGGTATACCATGCCCACGGGTCGTTTTAACGCATTTAACAAGCTTTGAAGCGCGGCTATATCGCGCTCGCTGCTGATGGCAAAGGTTATTTCGTCAGCGTCGATCACGTTCTGCTCAATAACCTGCAACCCGCCCGGCTGGTCTATCTTGGGTGAAACGGTCACAAATGTAAATGCTGACACCTGCACCGGCAGCACCCCGCTTGTCTCAACCTGGGTTGTGTAGCCGTATCCCTCAAGCATATTCGTCAATGGCGTCAGGTCGTATTGGCATGGCTCGCCGCCCGTTATCACGACATGGTTTCCTTCAAACAAACCGACTATGTATTCCACCAGCCACTTCGCCTCAACCCATGCCCATTCTGGCTGACCAAGTTCTTCTTTGGCAACCATATCAACGAAATTTGTGCGCGTGTCGTCGTTGATGGCCCAGGCATGTTTAGTGTTGCACCACGGGCAACCTACAGGGCAACCCTGCAAACGAATGAAGATAGACGGTGTGCCGGTGAAGGCTCCAATTGTTTGCACCGCTTGAAATATCTCATTTACTGGCAGCATCAAACGTACTTTGCGAACGCTGCTAGGGGGTAGAATACGAGCGTGTTCCTGTAGCCATAAGGCAACTGCTTCACTATCGGTGTTACGCCGTGTATGTCTTTCCATGCTGGATACACGAGCATTGAATTATCGCAACTATCGACCGTAGCACCAAAGGACGGAACATTTGTGTTCCCGCCTGTTGCCGCTTCCCGCTTGGCTATGATCACATTGACGCAATCCCGCAAGTTGGCGCGGTCTATGTGATAATCGGCTGCGATGTTGTAATTGCTGATTGAACTAGTGAACAACTCACCGAACCTGTATTTGACCGGCACGTTGGCGGCTATGGCGGCTTTCTGCACCTCGTATTGTTCAGGCATCAACTTTTTTATAAGCGCCTCGCTTTCCCGGCAAAGGTAAAGCATTGATTTCACAAATATCTTAGCTGTCTTGCAGGAATGAACGCTGCTTATAGTTGGGTAGGGTCGGCGCATATGAGGTTTTGGTGGAACTGAACCAAGGATGGCGCTGTATTGCGTCACAAGGTTCTTTCCTTCTTGTAGCCGTTTTAGTTTGTCCAACTTGCTGCCCTGGGGGCCACGGCTCATTTCTGTTTTTGGCACCCTGTCGCTGCACAATTCCCTGTTGGCGATAGCTGCCAGTTCACCGGCAATAGTTGAGTGCTGCGTTATGTCCCGCAGGTAAAACCCCACAGGCTTCCCGCTCTCGGTGAATATGGTGTCTTCGGTAATGTTGGGTTCTATGGCGGGGCATTTCTGCCCGACCTTAACCGCTGGCCCATCCAGCCTGACCAGTTCCAGCGTGTTCATATTACCTTCAATCCCATATCTGCGGCCTTGCGCTTGTAGTCCAACCGGACGTCAATGCGCCCGTGCTGTTCAATGATCTTGGAATATTCAGGCCATCGCTTTTGCAGAGTATACGCTGCTTTCGCGTCAACCCCTGTTGCGTATTGCTCATGCAGCCCCCCTTTATTTGTGCCAATAACAGGGGTTCCATAATATACCTTTGGAAAAAAAATAAAGTTCTGCCGATTATCTAGGCACTGCATCAGGAAGTCTCTGTCTTGCTTCATGCCTCCGCGATATCGCCAATATATTTTCCTCATGTTCATCAACACTACCCCTTCGCTCTTACCAGCGTTCAAGCGATAGCTTTTTTTTTCACTCCAAGCGTATTGCCTCGCATTGAACCCGCCTATCGCTGCCCCGGCCTTTTCAAACGCTGCAATAGGCGCACTTAGTGCGTCAGCACCAGGTTGACTGACACAGCGGTTATTCACAGCAACACCAAACTCTGTCATATCATCATCACACATGCATATGAACTGGTGGCCGTTGCCCCGCGCCCAATCCATGATGAAGTTACGGGCGTAGACCAGCCCTTGATCGTTGGCCTGGATGTTGACCTTGTTTGGAACGGCATAATCGTCGAAGTCTTGCGGCTCAATGAAGTGATGAACCTCATGCCCGCTTGCCTCAAACAGTTTGTAGGTGCTGGTTTCGGGTCGGCCCTTGGTAGGTATGCAGATAATCACAGCTTGTTTTTTTCTGCTCGCAAGAAATCCATTATTAAGCCGCCAACATATGCTTCACGCTCACGCCAAAACTTAAACAACTCCTGCGCTTCGGCAAAGTGTTCCTGCTCAAATTCAACTTGTATGGCTTTCCGCACGTTGGCCTCGTAGCCTTCCAGTTCATCATCTGAAACGTCATCCAGCACACTTAGGTCAAGGCCATCATTGGCAATGGCGTCAATTTCCACTTCGCCAAAGCCGGTCAGCGCCAGGTCAAAATCCATGCCTGCCAGTTCCTCAAACTCAACCGTCAACATATCAAAGTCCCATGAGGCATTCAGGGCAGTCTTGTTATCCGCAATGATATAGGCCCGCTTCTGCGCTTCGCTTAAACCGTGCAGGTCGATGGTCGGAACCTCTTTGTGTTCCAGCTTCCGCGCTGCCATCAAACGGCCATGTCCGGCAATCACGCCGTTGTCGCCATCTAGCAATATCGGGTTAGTCCAGCCGAACTCGGATATGCTTGCGGCTATCTGCGCCACCTGTTCATCACTGTGAACGCGGGCATTGCGAGCATACGGAATAAGATCATCCGTATTGCGCCAGGTTATCTTGTATTTTTTCTTGTCCATGCGCCACCTTTTAGAACGTCCATATCGTAAAAGGCGGGGCGGCAGGCGAACGTCCAAGTAACTCCCACCGCCCCTTCCCTAACGATGGTTTGAATTAGTGCGAATGACACAGCACTTTTCGTTAAGGGTGCATTCTTTTTACCCTTGCTGTAGTATTCCGTCTATCGCAATTCACGGAAGGGACAACCCATGAAGACGGTATTCTTTAACGGTCAAGAAATAGGCGAAGCTGACAATTGGGACGAAGCACGGGCGGCGCTCAACTTGTTTATCAACAACCACGTTTTTGAGCTATTTCCCATTGTGCCTATGGATCAGCGGCACGCTATCTTCTGCCACCTTTACCGGCACCCTGCCGAAAAGTCTTTCACAGCGTCTGACGTCGCCGTAGAAACCGCCACCAACTTCCAAATATGGCCCTGCGGGTTACACCAAGTTCACAACTTGATGACCAGCTTTGGTGATGTTACGAAGATGAAACGCGCCTAAAGGCCGACAGGGGCAACCCGAACAGTAATCATCCGTTCGTGGGTGCGCCCGGCACTAGTGGCGATGGTGTTAGTCAGGCGGTACGTTGTGCGGTCATTGCCTGCTGTAACCATAACGCTTGTCTGTTTGTTGTCGTTGTCTATTGCAGGGCTGCTGGTAGTCATTTCACCTGTAGGTGATACAGCCCACGAACTCGTTGAAATGGTTTCACTAGCGCTCAACACGCTGTCGGCATCCCAATCAAATGACCAATCGAAGATTGAGCCTGGGGACTTGATCTGAACTTGTGTCATTAGTCTGTCACCTTGTTTGATACGTTAAGGCTGCGCCCC